CTAGCCTTGATCTGCTACCGCGTCTTCATAATCAACATTTTCCCAGTACGCCCACGCCGCCTGCTCGGCTGCCGACTGCAACCGGAACAGTAGATCCTGGTTCCGTACGTCGCCCATGTCAGGCTCTTTCGCCATAAGGTCAGCCACCTCCTTCCAGGCAGCTGCTGCCGCCATGGCCAGGCGCTGGTGGCGCTCGTTGCTGGTCTCGTTCATGTCGGCCTCCGCTGTGGTGGTTTCCGGTAGACCTGAGCACAACCCGCACGTTCACGCCGGACGCTGGTCTACCCTTCCAGCACCTGCCAGAGGGAACGCGCCATGTGCGGCCGAGTCGTCCAGGCCATGTCCTGGAGCGAGATCCACCACCTCCTGAACATCCACAGCGAGCCGCCAGCGCAGGCGGCGCCTCGCTACAACGTCGCGCCCACCACAAAGGTGCAGATGGTGCTGCCGCTTGATGACAGCGGCAGGCTGGCGACGGTGCGCTGGGGGTGGCGGCCACACTGGGCGCAGGACCGCGCAGCACCGATCAACGCCCGCGCCGAGAAGGTGGTACATGGTCCATTCTTCAGGGCCATCTGGCCCAACCGCATGCTGTGCCCGATCTCCGGCTGGTATGAGTGGGTGGACGAGGGAGGCCCGAAGAAACAGCCCTACTACATCAGGCGCCGCGATGGCGCCCCGACGTTCTGCGCCTCCATCGGCCAGGTGCACGAAGAGCCCCAGGATGACGATGGCTTCGTGATCATCACTGCCGACGCCCTGGGCGGCATGGTCGACGTGCACGACCGCCGGCCGGTAGCGTTCGCCCCGGAGCTCGCCCGGGAGTGGCTGAACCCAGCCACGCCACGGGAGCGCGCAGAGGAGATGCTGCAGCATGGCGAAGCGCCGGAGGCATTCGAGTGGTACCGCGTCGACCGCGCCGTGGGCAATGTGCGCAACCAGGGCCCTCATCTGATCGAGCCCCTACCCTCGCCTCTCATCTGAGGCAACTGGCGAGCCGTTGGGCGCTGAAGGCATACTGGATATCCATCCAGATTTATCGCCAGCACCATGCACCTCCAGATCGACCAGCGGCTGCGCCTCTACCAGGCTGCTTTCCATTACCCCGTCCACATCTACGGCGACCCGGAGCGCTGGCGGCGCGAGCAGTTGCAGGCGGCAGACGAACTGCTGCGGGATGGAGTGATCGAGGCAGCCGAGTACCTGGACATGCGCGACGAGGTGCTGGCCGTTCACGCCTACGCAGTCGAGCGCACTGCCGAGGATGCGCTGGAAGCGACGGGGGTTTATGCCGTGCTGGATGCATCCAATGGCGGCCCTGTCGGCCGCCTGGAGCGGCGGTACCTCAGCGCCGGTACCCGACCCGAACTGGACCGCCTCACTGCGATGCACGATGCGAATGGTCAGCTGCAGATGATGCGCGACCGCCGCGACCCGGTCGGCCCGGTGTACGGCCTGGAGTTCCACCACCAGAACGGTAGCCGTTACCGGTTCCAGCCGCTCGGTTTTTTCCACCTCGGCCGCATCGTTCCGATCATCACCGACCCAGACCACCACCAGATCCTGGCAGCGCTGTCGCAGGCGGCAACAGAAGCGGGCGACCACGCCCTGGCGGAGCTGTACAGGAAACGCCTGCGCTGGTCAGAGTTCAGGTGCTGCCCGACCTGTCGCAGTCGGTTCGCTCATCGAGACGGCTGCGGTAGATGCGAAGGCTTGGGCCTCGTCCAGCATCCGCCTCAGTTTTGACGGATTGTCACCTCGGCCCTGCCCAGCCGGCACAGCGGTAGATGCCCGCAACTTCAGATCCACTCATCTCCACCGGCGGCGGAAAAGCGCACAAAAAAGCCCGGCAATGCCGGGCTTTTTTGTGTCTAGACGAATCAGTCGATACTCCATCTAGCGCCTATTCTATCAAAAGCGTCTGTATCGCAGAGGTCGTAAGCATCGAAAGGCCGATGCCAATAGCACAGCCAGTCTTCTAGGTCCTCGACAGTACAATGCCCCTCCACCAGCTCAACCATTACGTCGACCAGTTCACTATCAGGACCCGTTAGCTCAATCCCGTTCAGCAGGAGAAACATAGTCGCTGCCGCTGCAGCGGTGCGCTTGTTGGCATTCAAGAAGCAATGAGCCGTTGCCAAGCCATGCGCCAACACAGCGGCTAGAGCAATAATGTCTTCTTTCTGCTCATAGTATCGATAATTCGCGGGCCGCTGCTGGGCAGCACGCAATTCGTGGTCCTTCAAAACGCCGATAGGCTCACTCGGGGTCTGAGCCCGAATGAGCCTATCGTTAATTTGAATCAAGTCTTCGACGGAAAGAAAGCGTATCCCTTCGCAGGCTTCAGACATGATCAGACCTTAGCAAGCGCCTCAAATGCTTTTTCGTAACGCTCAAAAGCCAAAGCAAAAGCGGCGTCTACTTGCTTCTGATGATCCCCCATAGCCGGACGAGCACGCACAACCTCGTCACGATTCCGGCGGGGAACAGCCATTCTTTCCATTTTGGCGTCATCTTTTCGCAGAGCATTCGACATAACAACCTCCTCGGCTCATCTACAACGAGCCTTGCTGCGCTCTGTACTAGAAACTCTAGTCCCCTTTTTTCAGAGCGCAAAAAACCACGCAGGGCGCGGTACGTAGACATATGGCTTGTAGGATTTGAACCTATCTTATCCTTTCAGTTCCTGATGCTTCCTCAAGAACCGCAAAACCTATGCTCTATTAATACACCACAACGAGTTGGTGGATGATTGAAAAAACTAATTGGAAGAAAATCACGCGCTTCGCCAGGTAGCACCGCTTGGTGCGCTAGCGCACCAAGCGGTGCTACCTGGCGAGGCCGAGAAGCAGCTTGGGGAGGTGAAATTCATTCTACCAAAATCTGTCAAGCAAAAACAATCCAAAACCAATTGCTAGATAGCAGAGCTCACCATCCGGAGACACTGCGCGAGTAACGCACGCTCCCTCAAACCGCGTTCGCGCCACGTTCAGGGCTGATCACCCCGAGCCGTGGCATGCATCACCCTCACCCACTCCTGCAGCCCGCTCAGTCGCCGGGCGCAGGTGTCGGCGTCTCCGGCGAGATTGGCAAGATCCGCTGCAGCCGCTGGCTGAAGCTCGGCGCGGTAGGCTCCATCATCCAGGCCGGTGGCGCCGGGGGCGGTGGGCAGTTGCTGGCAACTGGCTGCAGTGACGGGGACGTACATGCGGCGAGCACTGGCAGCCAGATCAGCACGCAGACGGTTCTGTTGTTCCTGAGCATGGGTGAGTTCCTGGTAACGCTGTTGATCGAGCAGGGCGAGCCGCCGCTGCAGCTCGGCCTGTTGTTGTTGGGCGGCCTGCAGCTGGTCTGCAGCAGCTCGGCTGATCTCGCCCAGGGTTGAGGCGTAGGCCTTGCCGGCCTCGGCTAGCCGGGCTTCCCAGCGCAACCCGTTGACCCACCACCCCGCTACCGCGCCGAAGGCCAGCACGGCACCGAGCAAGAGCAGCCGGCGGGCCAGGTCCCCCGGCACCACATTGAGCATCGTCATGGCCACCCCCTACCAGGCCAGCACAGCGCGGGCGCGCTGCCAGACCTGCAGGCGTTCCTGCTGGCCGTTGAGCCCGCCGTTTATGCGCTTGGTGATCTCGATGAACTGGCCGGCATCGGCCAGGGCGTTCAGCCCCTTGGACCACCAGAACCAGCCGGCCGAGGCGGTGGCAGCCTCCGGTTCCTCCAGCAGCTCGGGGGTCTGCACCAGGCGGTCGTCGCGGTACAGGGCGAGGCTGCATTTCATGTAGTTGGCCCGGCCGGTGATCTGGATCAGGCCGCGCCCCATGTAGCGGCGGCCGTCGCCGTCACGCTCGGGGGTGTTGCCCAGGTCCTCGCGCACGTCGTAGCGGTCCTGGGCCGGTGTCGGCCCCCAGATCTCGCGGGTGCGGCGCAAGTGCATGGACTCATGCCCGACCTGGGCGATGAACGCGGCGAACCGCTTGGGCCGGTCGAACTGCCAGCGCTCGGCGACGGCGTTGAGATGCGGAACGAAAACGCCCGCAACAGTGCGGGCGTTCGGGAGGATCTGCAGCAGCTGCTGCTCGGTGATTATGGGCATGGTTTCCTCTTGGCATGAAAAAACCCGCACTAGGCGGGCTCTGAAGAAGCGAACAGTTAGATTCCCCTGGGTGGCAGAGGGCTCGTCGCTGGCACGCCAGCGGCTGGCCCCACCGTGAGGTGTGGAGATACGTCTGCGCCAACGGTAAGGAGGTGATTCAGCAGCAGGACAAGCAGAACAGCATGGGGAACGGTCTTCATGGCTATCGCCTCATTTGCTAAGGGCGATACGGATAATATTCCGCGGTTGGCGCGATGAAGGATGACGGATTGATTATGTACGCCACCCTACCAGCTTTGCGGATGGCATAGCTCGGTCGATGATGTGCGTAACTGCACTGACTTAACCACCCGAATGCATTCCTCCTGACCAAGCATTTGCATTCATGCTGACCGTTTTGGCCAGCCACACCGCAGTGACGACCAGCTGACTGCCGTTCACGAAAAGCAGCAATCGGCCAGAAACAGTCTGCAGTGGCGTAGCGTCATCGTGCGCTTACTGGCGTCGACGCTGGATGGCTTATCCCTGATGCTGGTATGCATGCCGAGTCAGATGCGAGGAAGGGGCCGAATCTGATAAAGTGGGTTACACATCTTATTGCCTACCGCGCGGCCATCTTCATTGATGGTCTGGTATTCAATTCCACTCATCGACTTGCATGCGCTGAAGGCTTGCGTGCCATAGTAGGAGGAGAAAATCGTTGCCTGCAGCACAAAGCCTTCTCAATGGGATCTGCCCATATTTCACAATGTTTCCATTGGAGTTTCCCCAGCGAATCCTTAAGCGGGCTCGCAAGGGGGATCTTGTGTTGGATCCATTTTGTGGTCGTGGCACAACGAGTTTCGCCGCTAGGTTAGCAGGCTTAAACTCTATGGGCGTGGACTCAAGTCCTGTAGCGGTAGCGATTACAGCTTCTAAAATGGTAACTGTATCGGTCGAGGATATTGTTCAAGAGGCGCAACTAATTCTCCAGCACTCAATGGATGTTGAGACTCCAGAAGGAGAGTTTTGGCAGTGGGCTTATCACCCTGAGATTCTTCAGTCCATTTGCAAATTGCGTAATGCCCTACTGGAAGACTGCTCCTCTAACGCAAGATTGGCGCTTCGTGGAATTCTATTAGGGGCTCTTCACGGGCCTCAGCAGAAGACAGTTCAAAGCTACTTATCCAATCAGTGCCCTAGAACCTATGCGCCTAAACCAAGGTACGCAACAAATTTCTGGAAGCAGAGAAACATGCTTCCTCAAAAGGTAGACATACTAGAGATTATCTCGCGGCGCGCGAATCGCTATTACACACACCAGTTTGACACGGGGGGAGTGGCACGATTAGGTGACAGTCGAAACTCTGACAGCCTGACTCCTCACATGCAAGGGCAGAAGTATTCATGGATTGTGACATCTCCTCCCTACTATGGCATGAAAACTTACATCCCCGATCAGTGGCTTAGAAATTGGTTTGTTGGTGGGGACTCAGTCGTGCAGTACGAAAGTCCCGCTCAGTTGCTTCATGGTGGGCCTGATATTTTTGCTAACGACTTAAATGTCGTGTGGCGAAATACGGCATCTGTAGCTAAAGATGATGCGAGGCTGATAATAAGGTTCGGCGGGATATCGGATCGTCGCGCCGATCCTGTACAGCTTATTAAGTCATCTTTGCATGGTAGTGGCTGGAAAATAACCTGTATCAGAAATGCAGGGCTGGCGACAGAAGGGAAAAGGCAAGCAGACTCCTTTCTTCGCAAAAAGTCAGTTCCTGTTGTTGAGGTTGATGTATGGGCTTCGCGGGACTGATTGATAAGCTGGAATGCTGAACTCATGAGCAGGGAGTTGTGAGCGATGAAAAAAGAAATAGCGCAGCCGCAGGACGAAGCGACCTTGCCGTCAGTAGTTATTTCCCTGCTTCCTAATGAGCAGGTGGCCTTTTCCGATGTTCATGTTACGGCATCCGCTACTGATGAGGAACTGAATGCAAGATATGCAAAAGGCGAAATTCGGATTGTCACCGAATCCGCCAGGTATTCCCTTGCAGGAATTTTATCAATGCTTCAGGAGCAAGTTGATGTGGAGGGTGACGGCGTGCCGGCCGGCACTACTGAGCCACGATATAAACTCGATCCGGAATATCAGCGACGACACCGTTGGAGCAATGAAAGAAAGTCTCGACTAATTGAGTCATTTCTTATGAATGTACCGGTGCCGCCAGTTTTTTTATACGAGCGAGACTTGGCGAGATTCGAAGTCATGGATGGACGTCAGCGCCTAACTGCACTCAGTGATTTCTACGATGATAAATTTGAGCTTTGTGGGCTGGAATATTGGGCCGACTTAGAGGGCAGGACTTACTCTTCGCTCCCAAAGAAAGTAAGGGACGGCATCGATAGGCGCTACATTTCCTCAATAATCTTGCTTAAGGAGACTGCCGCCTCTGATGAGCAGGCTACCCTTCTTAAGAAAATTGTTTTTGAACGCCTTAATTCTGGTGGCGTTGAGCTGAGCAGTCAAGAAACTAGGAATGCCATTTATAACGGCCCTCTCAATACATTATGTATGCATCTTTCTGAGAATCCTACATTTCGACGCATGTGGGGCATCCCCTCTAATCAAGGCAATGATGGTGCCTTAAAAGACGATGAGCTTCTAGAGAATGGAGATGTTTCGACTCTCATCGGTCGGCGTATGTTTGAAAAAATGGAAGACGTCGAACTTGTTCTGCGCTTTTTTGCTTACCGTCAAATAAGCTCATTTCGAGCGGGGCTGAATAAGATATCTGAATTTCTGGATAGGTTTCTATGTAAGGGGAATTCATTCAGCCCCGAAGTTCTTGAGTCTTACAAGCAGCTTTTTGAGTCCACAATTGAATTCCTCTTTCAAGCGTTAGAACAAGACGCGTTCGTCGTTATTGGCCAGACCAAGCGCCCCACCAAGATTGTATATGATCCAATCATGTACGTTGCGAACGATGAACAGGTTAGAGAAAGACATGCGGATTTGATTCAGTCCAAGGAGATTCTTCGGGAGGAACTCATCAGTGCCTACGCCGCCAATGCTGCACTGTTTTCGGGGCGCCGTACAAACTATGCAGACACCCAGCTACGTAATCAGGTTGTCAAAATGGCCTTTACCAAAGCCATTGATAGAATCTGACTGAGTCGGGAGTTAGTTTCTTGTACTCAGTTCTGGAGCAGTTCCATTCCGAGCTTTCTTCGTTGGGCTCATTTGTTGCATCAATAGCCCCTGTAAATGAGGCTCTTTCCACACACCCAAATGTTACCGTGAGGCGCTACCTCACATTGCGACGACAATACGATTATGCGGCATTTGTTGTTGCCCTATATGCATCGTTCGAGCGCTTCACGGAAACCTTGGTTGCTGAATATGTTCGACAAGTATCCTCATTTGTTCCATACAAGGATCTTCCCGATAACTTAACAAGAAAGCACTTAGTTCAATCTGCTGAGATGCTATCTCGCAAGCGCTTGGGCGAAGGTCGATATGCGAATCTATCTTCTGTAAGTGTTGCGGAAAGCCTTTACAAGTGCTTGTCTGGTGCCGAGACATACTCCCTAACCAGTGAAGCCGTGATAGCGCATGACACGAATTTAAGATACTTGGATGTTGGTAAGTTGCTTGGCGATGTCGGGATCAATGATTTTTGTCAAAACCTCCCAAACATTGAGTCTGTGTGGGCCTGGTTTATTAAGACAGAGTTGGGGTGTGAAGAGGGTGAGGCTGTAGAGCGCACCACAGAGCGGGATAGTACGGTAAAGACTATATTTGAGTCTCGCCTAAATGATCTTGTAGAGCGTAGGAATGAAGTTGCCCATAGAGGAGGAGACGCAGATGAGTTACTAGGGCATGCTGAAATGCTGGATCGAATAGCTGTAATTCGCATCTTGGCTGAAGCCATGTTTGAATGCTCAGTTTCTTCGTATTTAAAACTTCGTACCAAAGATACAGGCTATGCATCTCGGGTTGAGATTGTTGAGGGGCCGTACAAGGCAGGGAGCGTTATTGTAATTAGTCCGCCTCCTGTGCCGATTTTTAAAGGCCAGTCATCTTTCATATTGTACGCTGATGGTCGTGTTCGATGGGGTGCAGTGGTAGGTCTTATGGTTAATGGAAAACCAACAGAACTAGTTAATCCTGGGGATGTCGATAGCACAGTTGGTGTGGAGCTAAATATTCGCTGTAATCGGAATGCCGAGGTATGGCTCAATAACTCTCCGGATCTTGCGGTTTGGGCGCCGACCAACTAGAAGTCAGGCGGTGGCTATAGGTGTTAGGCCAGTAATGTACTTACTGGTACCTTCCGCTTTTGGCCGTTCTCTGCCGGCCGCCCCTTCGGCGTGACTGGTCAACACGAATGCAATCGATGGTCAAGTAAGGTGCAATTTCGCATGTTCACATGATGGGCATGTGCCCTCCTTTCAGCTTCGCCGGACCCGCAGACCCGAACGCAGAATCTCCATCTGGCACGGCGCCCCTCCGCTGTACTTGAACAGACGGATGGAGTTGCCGACGGTGATGGCCGAGGCGCGAGCCTCGCTGTAGTAGAGGTCGGTCGTGTCGATGAACATCATCCCGTCCAACGTGACCTGCAGGCGGTATACACCCGGCCCCTCGGGCAAGCAGCGTGCCTGCAGTGTTATAGGCTCGCCGGGCCGAGGGGCGATTCCGGTGTCCACTTCAACGGTTTTGTAGGCGGCATCCTGGTAGACGAGTCGCCAGCGCCCTCCGTTGAGGTAGTCGGAGTAGCTGCAATACAACCCACCTACAAACTGCGTGAACAACGTCATGACGGCAGCGTACCGGTTGTACGAACTGGAAAGCTTCGGCAGGACGCAGGCTGTGAATGCCGCCCACCCATCCGTCGTGCCAGGTCGCCACACCTGGTTGCGCTCTATGGAGTGCAGGCGCAGCGCGGCTTGGCCCGCTGCGGTTAAACCCGTAGTCAGCTGCATGAATATGGGAGTGCCCAAGAGTTCCAGCCCAGCGCCGGCGCCGGACTGGATCAGGCTGGCCTGCGGATGGTAAAGGCTGCTCTGCACGCCCATGGCCGCTGGAGTCAGGTGCGGCAGCGACAGCACCTCGCCCAGCTGCAGGTCGTTGAAGTACACCCCGTTGCCCTCGCCGAAGGGGTACGTGAGGAAGGTGTCACGGGTGAGCGCGGCAGGCCCTGCGGGGCCAACCGGCCCGGGGATGCCAGGCGGCCCCTGGCCACCGGCGGCGATGGCCACCCCGGCGACACGGGTCGGCTCCACCACCAGGGCCACGGGCTGGGCCACGGCAACGACGACGGAGGTATCAGCAGCCATGGGCGCCCCCTCCTCCGCTGCTCACCAGCACCTGGCCGGCCACCCAGCGGTTCACGGTGCCGTCGGGGTGGGTGATGGTCAGGTCCCACTCACCGCGCGCCCAGGTGATGGCGGCGGTCCGCTCGGCGGTGAGGATCAGCAGCACCCGGCCCAGGCCCTGGAGCTGCACGCCGCCGTTCTGCTGGGTCAGCAGGATGGGGGCGGCGCCCTCGCCACGGATCTCGGCGCGGATCTCGCAGCCGGTCAGGTCCACCGGGAGGCGGTAGACCAGCAGGCCGCTGGCGGCGCTACGGCCCTGGCCGGCCAGGTTGTTGAACTCCAGGGTATCGGCGTCCACCACCTGGGCCAGACGGCCGGGGCTTCGTGTTTTGTCCTGGTTGAGGTCGGGCCAGTTGGGCACGCCCTCGCACCACACCAGCCAATCCCCGGGCAGGCCGTGGGCGGGCACCTGCAGGCGCACCGGGGCGGTGCCGGCCAGGCCGGTGATGGGGCGGTACTGGTAAACGGGCTGCATCAGCAGCAGTGGCTGCTGCAGCGTGGCGCCCGGGATGACGGGCAGGTCTAGGCGGGCCGGCGTCATGCTGGCTACTCCTCGAATGCAGGTGGTGAAGCGGGGCGATCAGCCCCAGTGGCCGCTCGCGTACCAGACGCCGGTGCGGGGGTCGCAGCGGAAGCGGGCGTGATGGCCGGGGGCGCTCAGTTCGATGGGGCCGGCGGGGTACAGCGAGGCACCGGCGGCGGGCTCGAAACGCCAGGTCCTGGCGTTGCCAGCCGTGACGGTCACCTCGACGAACAGGTCGGGGTCGCCGCCCAGCTGGTCGATGCCGTTGTCGCTGTAGGCCGTGCGGACGGTGTCGTTGAAGCCTGCCGGCAGCTGGACGACCAGGGTGTCCGCCGTGGTGTCGTTCAGGTAGTGGTGCTGCTGAATCACCCGCTCGCTGATGGCAAAGCCGCCGCTCGCGTAGCCGCACTCCATCTCATGCCAGGCCGCTCCCCAGGTGCCCCATACGTTCGGCACCACAGTTCGGCTGGGGTTTTTCATGGCGTCCACCCAGGCCGTGTCCAGCGGGTCGACTGCTAGCTGCCAGGCGTAGCCGGTGGCGGTTCGCTCCAGCACGTAGCGGCCACGGCCGGATGGCGGGGCCGGCGAGGCCGTGAGCGCACGCAGGGCAAAGGGGGCGGCGAGGCCGCCCATCAGTTGCAGCTCCACGCCACCCGGCCGCAGCAGGTCGGCGGCGGTGATGTGGGTATCGCTGCCACTCTCCCCGCCGCCGGCCAGGTCGATCAGGATCGGCTGCGGGTGGAGGGTGACGGTCCCCTGCCCTTGCCCCGATGTCAGGTAGCCCACTACCAGGATGGTGGCGACCTGCAGGTCCTCGGCCGTGGCGGGGGCTTCCCCGGCCGGGCCGCGCCCGTTGAGGTATGCGCCGCCCACGGTGACGCCGAACGAGGGCCCGGGCCCGCCGCCCAGCAGGCAGACCGGGGCGCCGACCCAATCGTCCAGCCCCCCGGCCGGCAGTGCGGCGGTGTTGGCCTTGAGGTCCGCCAGGCTGCAGGTGCCGCCCACCAGCACCTGCACGAGAGCGCCTTCCGCCGCGCCAGCGGTGAGCACGCGCCCGACCAGGTAGCCGGGCAACAGGCCCAGGCCGCTGCCGATGTCTTCCTCCAGGAGGTACGCATAGCGGTCGGTCTGGCCGGGGGTGTTGGTGTCGCCGCCGACCGGGTACAGGCCCACCAGTTCGCCACCCTCGGTGGTGTCGGGGCTGCCCCACAGGGCGGTGACGGTGTAGGCGCTGGACGCCCCGGCCCCGGCCCCGGCGCTGGACGCCAGGGCGTTGGCGACGCCAGCGGTCCAGCGGGCGGATAGGCGGGTGCCGGCGGGCCAGGCCTGGGCGGCGGTGCCTTCCTGGGCGCGCTGCACGGTGAGCACGCCCCCGGCGATGGCGTCGACCCGGACGATCTCGCCGCTGTCGTCGTCGCCGGCATCGTCGGCGGTCAGGGTGAGGACGTAGTAATCGCCGCCCGCCAGGTTGCCCAGGGCGGCGGCCTTGTCGGCTTCGACAGTCAGGGTCAGGCCGGCCGGGCCGAGGGGCGCCTGCAGGCGGGCCGCCCAATTGTTGATGAGCAGGGGTCGTGCCACGGGATGAACTCCTAGATGTAGACGACGGGCGATTCCTCGCCCAGGACGTAGTGCCCGGTGAAGGGGTCGTGCGCGCCGTACAGGGGTCGGGGGCGGCCCTCTGCGGGATACGGTCGGTCCCGCCGCACCGGGTCGACGCCGCCGGGGTAGGCGGTGAAGCCGTAGCGGTCGCGCTGCCGCTGGTCGCTGATGAATCGGAAGGCCTCCAGCAGGCACACCAGGTGGTTGCTCCACCAGTGCGCCCAGCACTGCCAGCTGTAGGTTCTGGAGGGCGCGCGCATGGGCAGGGCGAACACCCGGCGGGCGGCATCGACCAGCCACGCCTCGGGCTCGCCGAAGCGGCCCTGTTCGTCGATGGCCAGGGTGTCCCGGCTCGGCCCTGCGCTGCCGGGCATGAACTGCGAGCCGGCGCCGCTTTCCTCGGCCTGGTCGATGGCCTCGCCGTCGATGCTCAATGCCCAGCCCAGCCGCCAGGTCACCGAGCCCTCCGGGCCCATGCCGTACTGCGGGATGCCCTCCCGGGTGGCGTCCATGCGCTTCTCGAACTCGAACACATGGCGCAGGGTGCGCCGGTCACGCTCGACTCCGCCGACCCGCAGGACGTAGGCCAGGGTCTCGGTCACGCTCCAGGCTTCCCGGCCCTGGATACGGAAGGTGCCCTGCTGAATGGTGCCCTGCCCGGTGAACCCGCAGCTGCCCGTTTCCTGGGACAGGGCCTGTTCGCGCAGTTCCACATAGGGCGTCAGTGCCGTGGCGGTGCCGCTCATGTCGTGGTCGCACACCAGGCTGTATTCCAGATCGAGGGTCACCGGCTGCAGGGCACCGTTCTCGTACCAGTAGCCCAGGGCGAAGCCGCCTACCTTGGCGCTGCGGCTGCCGGTGACGAGGGTGATGGCCGGGGTGTTCTCCGAGGGGATGCCGTTGGCATCGGTAAACAGCTCGCCGCCCTCGCAGCGCACTTCCCATGAGTCGCACGGCCCGCCGGACGGCACCCAGCGCGTGGCCATGGGGAACCGCCAGCCGCACACGCCGCTGAACACCGTCATGTTGTCGACGGTTTCAGTCTGCGCGGCCTGCTCGTAGCCACTGAGCCGGTGCAGGCTGGCGCGGAAGGGCTGGGCCTGGCCATCGCCCTCGATGAGCAGTTCGGCAAACGGGCCCCAGGGCTGCATGAGGCGGAATCGCTCGTCGTTGCGCCACCAGCCCAGTACGGCGCGCGAACCGTCTTCGGTGATGTCCCACACCGTCATACCGGCGAAGGGGCTGTCGGTGGTGTAGCCCTCCAGGGTCACCGGGACGTCGTGGGTGGGCTCGTCGTCCTCGCCGAAGCGGCCGAACGGGGCCAGGTTGAGGGGCGCATTCAGGGTCTGCCCGTCATCACTGCCGGTATCCCCCAGGGCGGCCAGCCAGGTGCGCCCGACGCCCCGGGTGTAGAGCAGCCGCCCACGGGCCGGCAGCCAGCCCCAGACGCTCAACTGGCTGCCGCGCTGGAGCCCCAGGACCAGCACCGCCGCGTTGCGCCACTGGTAGCCCAGGGCCGTATCCGAGGCGGCCTCGTCGGGGGTACGGGTCACCTCGGGCGCGCCGGGCACCCGGACCAGCACGCTGCCGATGGCGTCATCGGAGGAAAATTTCCCGGTGATGGTCCGGCCATTCGGCAGGGTCAGTTGGTTGCCCCGTACCAGCCCATGGAACGGGCAGCCCCAGGCGGGCGCGGTCATGGGGCCACCGCCGACACGTCCGCCAGTTGGACCTCGACCGGCTCGCCGTTGGCGTCCTGCAGCTTGAGGGTCTTGATGGCGGGCAGGACGAGCAGGCCATCGGTGCTGGCGTACCCGTTGGGCCACCAGGCGCGCTGCTGGGCGTCGGGCTCCACCAGCGGGCCGGCGATGCCGCCGCCGGTACCGGTCTTGGCCGGCTCCTTCCACACGCCCCGGCCCCGGGTGGCCACTCGCTGGCCCTTGCGCTCCAGGGTGTTGAGCACCTGGGTCTGCCGGCGGGCGGTCTCCAGGCTGTTGAGGTCGCGCTTGAACGTGGAGGCGCGCGAGGCCGCCACGCCGCTGCGGGTAGCGGCGCGTTCGTCTGCGAGGGACATGTCATAGCTCCAGCAGGTCAGTGGGTACCGCCACCCGGTACGTCTGCGCCCGGGGCGCGAGGTATTCGTCGCGGTGGTCGGCGGGGATCTCCGGCGCCTCAATGTCGAAGCGCCGCTCGAAGCGTTCCTGGGTCGAGTTGTAGTTGGTGTAGTTGCCGGCGAAGCCGAGCTGGGCCTCGTTGTAGGCCGGGCTGTCCACGTGCCCGGAGAACTGGCTGGGCAGGCGGATCAGCACGGGCACCGCGCCGGCCGGCGTGCTGGGCGGGGGCGGCGGCAGCGTCAGCGGGTCGCTGACCTGGCCACCGCCCTGGCTGACGGCCAGCTCAACGGTGGTGAGGGCCAAACCGCTGTCCAGGTCCCATTCGTGGGCGATGCTGAACACCTTGGCCTGGCAGACAATGGCGCGGCCCAGCACCTCGTCCTCGACCCGCAGCGTGTGCTCCAGGCGGAAGCCGATGGCGTCGGCCGCCGGCAGCTGGAACACGAAGCGGTTGCCCCGGTGCGTGCCCAGGATGCGGGTGCTGCCAACGTGCAGCAGGCAGACCGCGCCCTCGGCCAGGCGGCCGTTCTCGCGCAGATCCACCACCCAGTCGCCGAGGGCGTCCTGCACGGCGTCTGCCTCGGGGCCGGTGGACTCGGCATCTTCGAACGCCGAGGCGCGGTCGTTCTCCGTCTCGAAGGCCAGGCGCTCGCGCTCCACCACCTCACCGGCCTGGGCGATGCTGGCCGGCGCCTCCACCCGCAGCGTGTACTGCTCGGTCACCGGCTGCACCCAGCGCATGGCGCTGGTCCAGGTGGCGCGCACCAGCAGGTCCGGGTAGGGGTTGAGCCAGCTTGAGGGCGGCGTACAGAGCGCGCCGGAACCCGACGGCGGCAGGCGATCCCAACCGGCGTTGATCACCGCCTGATAGCCCGCGCTCTGGCTGGCCTCGGTGATCATGGCGATGTCCGGCATCTCGGTGCCGTCGCGGCGCCACGCCAGGCAGAAGCCGTCGATGATGCTGAGCCCGGCCCAGTCCGGGTGCTCCCAGAAGAACGGCTGGTGACGCTCGCGCAACCGACTGAAGCGATAGTCGGCCTCGATCTCAACCACGTTGATGCGGTCGCTCAGCTCCACCGGCGCCCATTCCAGGGACTCGAACAGCACCGCCCCCGGCGGCACCCGCCAGGCCGGCGCGGTGGTCGCCCAGGGCGTCACCTGCAGGGCGCCCTCCAGGCTGAGCTGCAGGCTGGCCGGGCGGGTGCTCATGCGCTCGCTGGCGTAGTCCCAGCGGGAGCGCCCTTCCACCGCCTCGAACACGTCCGCCGACCACAGCCCGCCGGTGATGGCGTCGATGGTGGCGAGGTCCAGCAGCTCCACCTGCTCGTTCAACTGGTCCGCGCACTCGCAGGACAGCACCCGCGTCTGCAGGCTGAACTGCGGGCCGGTGATCTTGCCCCGGAACACCAGGTGATCGACCCAGGCCCCGCCCACCCAGTGGCGAAACCACAGCTCGACGGCCTGGCCCTGGTAGGTGGCCGGGTTGACCGCTTCGCCGAGGAACTGCAGATCGAAGTCGGCAATGGCCCGGGCGCCCTCCTCCCGCCGGGTGGTGATGCGCCCGGCCAGCAGGTGGCTGGCATCCACGCCGTTGAGCAGCAGCCGCGCCGACCAGACCATGCTCACCACCGGGACGATGGTCTGCGGCTCCGCCACCGCGCCACGGGCCGAGGCGCCGTTGAGCGTCCGGCTGTTCAGCGGCGATCCGTTCAGCTGCATGTCAGACCTCCTCGGCGGTAAGGGTCCACTCGTAGATACCCCCGCCCGGGTCGAGGGCCTGGCTGGGGGGCTCGCAGAACACAGTGAAGACCGGCATCCACAACACCTGGTAGCCCAGGGCACCCGCCACCGGCTGCAGCGTGAAGCTGCGGCCGTCATCGCCCAGGGCGACCGCCGTCGACACCCACTCCTCCCCCACGTACGCGAGGGCCCAGGGAGCCACGTCGTCGCGGACGCGCCCCTCCAGGGCCCCGGTCAGACTCTGGGTGGTGAGCGCGAGGGGCTGGGTGCAACGCAGCTCAAGGGGCTGGGTGAAGTCCAGCTGGGCAAAGCCCAATCCCAGCCACCCGCTCCCGCGAATGCTGACGGCCGTCTTGCTCCAGTGCTGCATCTTCACCGCCGCGCCACCGGAGCGGCGACGGGTCGTCGACCCGCCGAGCGGGCTGTATTCCTGCGCCGGTGGGCCGCTGTGCAGGCGAATGGGCACGCCGCCCAGGATCACCTCGGCATCTACCTCTGCCATGTGCGTTTCTTCCTATCGTTTGCTGCCCCGCATGCGCGCCTGCAGGCGCAGCAGATCAGGCATGGATTTCTGATGGACCAGCACCTGGGCCGAGCCGCCTCCGGGCAGGCCCATGTCGACAGCGCCCCAATGCTCCAGCGGGTTGGCAGGCTGCATGGCCTGGCTGTTCACCTGCGGGATCTCGGGCAGGTTGCGGGCCAGGCCGCCGTTACGCGCCTGGCTGTCGAGCGCCAGGGAAAGCCCCGAGGGCAGCACCTGCTCGCCGCCGCGCATGCGCAACAGCTCGGGGCCGTTCTCACCGACCCATGCCCAACCCGGCAGCGCGCTGGCGGTGCCGTTGGCGTGGCCGGGGATGGTGCCGCTGGCGTCGATCATCTTGCCGGCGTCCTTGATGCCGGAGGTGTCCGGCGGAATCAGGACGACCTTGACCTGCATGTACTTCTGCCATTCGCCGGCCAGGGTCAGCATCCGCTGCCGGGTAGCCTCCTCCGACTCGCCATCGCTGACGAACCCCACCGAGATCCGCTTGAGCGCTTCGGCCTTCTGCAGCAGCTGCTCGATGACCGCCTCGCGAGCCTTGACCCCGGACTCCGCGGTGCGCTCGTCCATCTGCGCGGCGGCATTGGCGATCTGTTGCAGCTCCTTGGCGATGCCGGCGAAGCCGTAGGTGTTGGTACCGGCCTCGCGCAGGTCCTCCATGATCTTGGCGGCGCGTTCGGCCTCGGCCAGGGCCTTGTCCGTATCGCCGGCCCGCAGAGCATTCCGCGCGCTGATCTTGGCCTGATTGAGGCTGCCGAAGCTGGCTTCCGGCCCCTTCTGGGTGGTGAAGCTGGTGACCAGTTCCTGGAAGCGCTTCTGGATTTCGAGGCGCTTCTTGCGGGCCTCCTCCAGGTTCTTGTTGGCCTCCTCATGCTCCTTGGTCACGGCAGCGAGCTGGGTCTTGATCTTGGTGAGTTCCTCACCCTTGAGCTTGTCCTGCCGCTGCTGGAACGACTTCTCCTTGGTCAGGCGGTCTTCCTGCACCGCGTTGATGTCGCCGTACGCCTTGCGGTACTCGCTGGCCTTGCGCGCAGCTTCCAGGGCTTCCTTGGAGACGGCCGCCGTCGGGCCCAGCTTCTCCATGTCCTGCCGGCTGATCTGCTCGGACAGTTGCCGGTAGTAGGCCTCGGCCTGCCGGAGCCGGTCCACGTACGCGTTGCGCTCGGCCACGGTGAGTTTCTTCACCTCCTCCCCCTGCAGCACCAGGGTGTTGCGGTAGGGTTCGGCGGCGTTGATCCCGGCCTGCAGGCTGGCGTTGTAGTCGGCTTGCGCCTTGTCCAGTTCCTGCATGCGCCCGTAGAGCGAATACAGCTCGCTGAGCTGCTCCAGGATGATCCCGTAGCCGGTGATGCGCAGGGCCTTGCCGATGTTGATCCGCCCGACCACTTCACCCAGTTGGGTCAGCTTGCCGCCCAGCCCGGTGACCGCACCACCTGCGGCACCCGCCGCGCCCGGTACCGAAGAGATATGGGTCAGCAGCAGCGCGAACGGTCCACGGATGGCATTGAGCACCACCCCCAGCGCCTTGCCGGTGACGCCCAGCGCCACCAGGCTGATGATGGTGTTCTTCACCTTCGGGTCCAGCTCGTTGAAGGCGTTGAGCATGTCGGTCAGTCCGTTGACCAGCGGCAGCCCGGCAGCCAGCACCTGGCCGAAGGCGATCTGCAGCTCGTTGACGGCGACCTTGAAGCGCTCGACCTGCTGCTGCGGGGTGTCCTTCATGATGTTGTAGGCGCGCTCAGTCGAGCCGGCCGCGCTGTCCATGCGCTTGAGCTGCTCGTTGAAGGCGTCCATCTGGTTGGTGAGGGCCAGAACGGCGGTTCGGCCCTCGATGTCCGGCACGATGCTGCGCATCTGCTCCGGCGTGAGCTTGAGTGAGGCGACCTTCCGCAGGGTGCCGGCCAGGCCGTCCCACTGGATGCCCAGCTCCTTCATGGCCTTCGCCGATTCTGGCGAGGGCGAAGACAGCTGGGTGATGGCGCTGCGCAAGCCGGTGATGGCGATGGGCGCCTTGATGCCCTGCACGGTCATCCGCGCGATGGCCGCGCCGATCTCGTCGAAGCCGACCTTGGCGGCGGCGGCACTGGGCAGCACCTGGCCGATGCCGGCGGCCAGTTCGTCGAACTCCACCACGCCGTCCTGCACGGTGAGGAACAGCTGGTCGTAACGCTCGTCCAGCTTCTCCACGCCCTCGCCGTAGGCGTTGAGCACGGACACCCCGACGCTGGCGGCGGTCTTGGTGTCGGTCATGCCGGCGATGGCGGCCTTGGTGGACTTGCCCAACACCTCCAGGCCACGTTCCGTGGCGATGCCACTGCCGAGAATGTCGCGCAGCGCGGCCGCACTCTGCGCCGCCGGCTTGCCCATCTCCAGGCTCAGGGTCCGCACATCCTGGGAGAGCGTCCTGATCTGGCTCGACGTCAGCTCGGTGATCGACTCGACCCCGGCCATCTGCTGGGTGAAGCCCGCGTACTCACCGAAGGACTTGCCCCCGGCGAGCACGATGCCACCGAAGGCAGCGGCTCCGGCCACCACTTCATTGCGCACACCCGCCAGGCTGGTCCGCCAGCCGTTGGTCTGTTCGGTCAGCTCGCGGGTGCGCTCCAGCATGCGGACGTGGGCCTGGGTCAGCTCGGTGGCACTGAGCTGGCCGCTGGCCTTGAGCAGCTGGAAGTTGCGCTGCAGGCGGGTGACCTCGCTGTTGATCTCCGCGAACGGCCGCACCCCGAGGGACTCGCGGGCGCTACCCACGGCGGCCTGCAGGGCGATGTTGGGCGCGGCCTTGGCAAGCTCCGCACGCAGGCGTACCTGCTCGGCCGCCAGTTGGGTGGTATCCACTCCGGCGGCCCGGAGCTGGGTGCGTAGCTGACCCAACTGGGCGCTCTGGGTGGACGCTCGGGTGGTGAGCGTATCCAGCTCGCGGGTGGCGTTGCGGTAGTCGCCCTGCAACTGCCGCAGGACCACCTGGCTGCGCTGCTGCTCGGCGGTGAGCTGCTGCATCTGCGCGCGAGCCGCCTGCAGGGCCTGGGGGTCAGCCTGCACACCCTGGAGCTTCACCTCGTCGCGCTGGACGCTGCGCTGCAGGGTACGGTAGGCGTCGACCGCCTTCTGGTACTGCAGCTGCAGATCGCGGGAGGGCTCGGCGGCACGGGCCAGTTCGTTGCCCAGGTCGCGCACGCGGTCTCGGGCCGTCACCAGGCTGGCCTGGCCGAACTGCAGCCGGTCCAGCGCCTTGGCGTTGCTCTCAAGGGTGCGGACGTTGGCGGTGACCTCGCGCAGGCTGGCTGCCGTACGGCTGTTGGCGGAGTCCACACGCACCAGTTCGCTGCCCAGATCCCGCACGCGGGTCTTGGCCACGGCCAGGGCCTTGCCCGTAGCGTCCACCTGCTGCTGCAGGTCGTTGAACACGGTGATGCGCTCGCCGGGCTTCTTGAGCGCCTCGAACGTGGCTTGAGCCGCCTTGCGGAACTGGTCGAGCTGGCGTATACCACCGGCATCGTCCACTCCCAGCGTGAACTGAACGTCGGACATGAGCGCAAAGACCTTCTACTGGCTGGCCGCCGCAGCGGCCGTGACATTGGCGCCGCAGGTGTTCCTGCCGGCTCTGTTGGGGGTGGGTGCGTGCGTGGGCGTGGCGCTGATCGGCCTAGCGTGGTGGGCGCTGCTTTTCCCTCCGCGTCAACATCGCTAGGGTCCGCAGGTACAGGGACCACCCATAGCCCCACACGCCGTGGTGGCCGAGCCCAATCAGGGCGACGGCCGACTCTTCAAGGCTGGCCAGGTCCCGCTTGAAATCACGGGCTGCCTTTTTCTTTACAGGTCCGTTCCGACCGCCTTCAGCATCCGCCCCCGCAGAACGAAAAAATGCGGGTTCAGCTCCCGCGCCTCGTCGATGACCTGCTGCAGCTCGCTCGGCCGCCAGCTGTCCATCTCTTCGACCTTGAGGCTGGTCATGCGAGCCAGGTCGCGCAGGCTGATGTCGCCCATCAACCCATCGTCTACCCAGTTCACCAAGGCCCCGTCTGCGCTGACGTCGGCCAGCCAGTTGCGCACGTCGCCCACGGTCATTTCCCGGACGATCACACTGCGCTCGCCGAGCTGGATCTCCCGGCTGTTGGTTACCTGTGCCATTTCGACTCCCATAAAAAAACCCGCCGAAGCGGGTTCTGTTGTTGCGTAGCGCTCAACTGAGCGCGATGAGCACACCACCGAAGATGCGCGCCGCGATCCAGCCCATGAGGCCCAGGATCAGCAAGGCCGGAATGGACGCGACAGCCCACTTGATCATGAACATCACCATGGAGCCGAAGCGCATGTGGACGTCCACGACCACGACGGGCTGCACGCCCTCCAGGCCCTTGGTCGCGGCCTTGAGGTAGGCCGAGGTGGCCGGCGCCTGGCGGCGACTGTTGATCTCGCGTGCCTTCTGGACGACGTCCGCCGGGGGCGCTGCGGGGGTGGGTGCGGGTGCGGCCTGGGCCGGTTCTGAAGCCATGAGGAATCCCTCCCTGTTGAAGTCAGGGAGGGAATGTACCTCAGTCGACGTACTTCACCACCATGTACTGCGAGTAGCCCACCCCCGTCTTGGTGACGTCCTTCTCCAGGTCGGCGGTGAAGTCCATGCCGCCGAACTCGTTGGAGATCATCTGCAGGCTGGCCGGCGAATGCACCACGCGGTACAGCTCGATCAGCACTGGGCGCCCGGTGTCGGCCTCGTTGAGCCCGACGAACACGTGGCGGTAGCGGCGGCCGGAGTTGACCAGGCCCTGGATGACGACATGGGCACCGTGGCTGTAGTCGACGGTGATGTCGGTACCGGCCGCGAGCGCCTTGCCGCCGGCCTTGATCTTCGGCAGCCCGGCGTCGGTGAGGTCGTAGTCGACGCCTTCGTCCCAGGTGACGGCGCCGGCCTTGATCACCACGTTGGAAGCGCCGGGGTTCTTCAGCAGGATCAGCCCGCCGGGGAAGGCCTTGTGCGCCTCCCCGGTCACGGTGCCGCTGTCCACCCGCGTGGAGTCGCCATAGAGCGCCCGGCTGATGTTGGCGATGTTGTAGGCGTGGGCCTTGTACTTGACCGTGACGCCCTCGAAGCGCTTGACGGTCTTGGCGTTGCCGCCACCCGGGCGGGTGAAGTCCTGGATCTTGATGTCGTTGGTGGCGGCCTCGTAGGACAGCTCGCTGCAGTTGCCGATCTCCAGCAGGCCAGCGGGGTAGTCGAGGTCTTCGAGGTACTGCATGCCGGCGCCGATGTATTCGCCTCGGGTATCAAGCATCGTGGTTCTCCTGGCCGATGACGCCCAGCTTTTCGAGCCAGCGTTTCTGGTCGGCGGTTACGGTGAGGGTATCGCCCGGCTCCAAGCGGCGGCCGGCGTGGGTGTGGGGCTTGGCGAGGCGAACGACCTCGCCGGGCGGCGCCTTGGGCGCGTCCGGTGGTGCTTTGGCCATCTCAGGCTCCTTTGATGAGTACGTGCAGCTGCAGCGGGAACAGGACGGTGCCGGCCTGGATGCCCTCCCCCGGCGGGAAGGGCTTGGCCGTGCCGAGCACCACCTTGAAGGGGCCGGGCTTGCCCCAGGGGTTGGGCGCCCCGGGCGCGACCTGGAGCGCGCGCGCCAGGTCGACGTACAGGGCATCCAGCTCTTGCCGCCAGGTGTCGGGGTGGTCGGTACGCACCGCCCCCACCACCCGCCGGCCTATGCGCGCGATGATCGCGCCTGGCCCCTGCTCCGGGACCGGGTAGTCGTCCGGCTGCACGGCGATGAAGGGGAACGCGACGTCGGGCTCGGCCAGCAGCTCCGCCAGCCAGCCCTCCTTCACCCGCAGGCCGGCGTCGGTGAGGTAGCCGCCATCCGGGCGGATGCCCATGAGCCGCTGCAGCAGCGCCTGGTGGGCGTCTTCGATGGGGTTCATAGGGTGATGCGCTCCAGTTGCCGTTCGAGTTCGCGCTCCAGCTCAGGCCGCGTGCGCTCGCGCAGGTCGTCCAGCTTGTTGCCCAGGACCTGTGAGGGTGAGGGCCCGTGCAGCACGTCCAGGGGCAGGCGCTCCTGCCCGCGCCGCTGGGCGATGAGGCCGCCGGCCGGGCCCATGCGGGCGATGAAGGCGCCCTCGACCAGCTCCGTCCAGTCGTGCCCGACGTTGACCCGCACCCCTGCCATGACCGGCTTGCCGCGCTTGCCCGGCTTGTAGATCCGGGTATGCGGGAACTGGCTGAGGCTGACACCACGCTTGCGGGCGTAGATGACCACCCGCAGTTCCTCGGGCGTGGCGGGGATGAAGTTGACCTCGTTGCGGATGTAGCTGGGCCGCAGGTTGATCTCCTCCAGGATGAGCCGCCAGCTGAGGGTCGAGGCGTTGCGGCCGACGGTATTCAGGGCGAGCTGGATGGCGCGCCGGAGCTTCTCCGGGGCGACGCCGATGCGTTGCAGCAGGGCGTCGTCGCCGCGCACGTCGAGGCGGAAGCTGGCGTAGCCGGCCATGGTTCACCCCCTCGGCATCAGCGACCAGCGCTCGACCAGGCCGTCGGCGTCCACCAGCCTTTCCAGCCGGTAGCGCCCACCGGGCAGTTCGAGCAGGCCGTCGCGGCGCAGTTGCAGGCCGGGCTTGAGGCGGATCTCCGCCAGGTGCTGGATGACCTGGAAGAGGCCATCCGCACCCGCCACCTGGGCGTTGTTCTGCACGGCCACCTGCACCTCGACGGGCACCGCCTGCGGCCCCGGCGCGGTGTAGCGGGGTTGCTGTTGCTCCCCGCCGCGCTCACCGAACACCGCGAAGTAGCGACGGTCGCCCAGGCACATGAGCCGGTCGAAGTCGCTGGCCATGATCAGCTGGCGTCCGGGCTTTCGGGCTCATCGACCTTCCCGTCCGGGTCGGCGATCAGGCCAGCGGCCAGGCATTCCTTGACGACCTCGCTCGGCACCTCCTGCGGCTGGGGTGCAGCGTAGAAGACGAACGACTCACCGGCTTTGGTACGGCCCTGGATCGTGTGCAGGACGATGTAGGTTTTCTTGGACATAGAAGACTCCAGTGGGGCCGCGTGGCGGCCTGAAGGGTTAGGCGACTTTCACCACCACGAACTCGTCGGCGTCGAACAGCACCGGGACGGGTGCGGACTGGGTCTGCAGCCACTCGACGCTGGGGTTCTTGGTGAACCAGTTGGTGGGGTAGCGCGCGGCCTCGGCGATGCCGTCCGCGTTGGCTTCCGCGTCCTGGATGCCGCCGTAGGCCATGACGTTGTCCGCCGACACCGGCGCCATGAGCAGGGTGTTGTCGGGCATGAAGCCGACCTTGTTGCCGTCCTTGTCGGTGTAGCGCCCGGCGTAGACGAGGATCTCGTACTCGCCGAAGAAGCCCTTGCGCATGACTTCCTTCTCCAGCTGGGGGCCAAGCTCCAGTTGGGAGGTGCTGCCGCGCCGGGTCTCCAGCTTCTCCTTCACGGCCTTGAAGCGGGAGAACAGGCGCCAGGCCTTACGGTCCATGATGATCGCGCCCAGGGTGCCGTTGGCCTCGACGGCCCAGTCTTCCAGGTCTCCCGAGGGGTCATAGGTTTCCGGGTCCACCGTGTCCCATTTGGCGGCGCCGACGAGGGTGCGCTGGTTGGCGGCGCTGCGCCCGTAGTCCACCTCCTGCGCTTCGTAGTCCTCGCCTTCCATCACCACCTTGCCGGAGAGCACGGCCTGCACGGCCATCCACTCTTCACGGGCGGTGATGTTCTCCTCTTGCTCCACCAGAAGGTCGGCCAGGGCCAGGTCGTGGCGGCTGGCGGCGTTGGCGTCGGAGTTGAAGTCTTCCCCCAGGCGGCGCTGCAGCAGGCGACCGGGGCGCAGCACGTCGGTTTCCTTGACGTAGGCGGGCTTGAGGGTGGTCAGCTTGCCGCCACGCTCGCGGCGCGCGCGACCGGACACCATGGGTGCGACGAAGGGGGCCAGGCGACGGTCCTTCTTGACCTTGTCGAACGCCACTTCCTCGGTGGGGAAGGTGACGAAGGTGGGAAAAAACATCTGCATGAACAGCGGGGTGAACTTGGGCAGAACCGTCTTCAGCCCGAGCAGTTTGGTGGTTGAGTAGCCTTCGGCCATGTCGGATCTCCTGAAATGAAAAAGGCCGCGTCAGCGGCCTTGGCAGTGGGCGGGTGGGGTCAGACCGGCAGCTGCAGGCTGATGGGGGTGCCGACGAAGGCCGTGGCCTTCTGCGCGGCGTTGGCGCCGACCGGCCAGACGACCTGCTCGGGGTTGAACTGCCCACCGCTGATGACCTGGGCGGACTTGGCCGCTGCCGTGGCGTCCACCGAGTAGGCGGTGAGGTAGACGGCGTTCTGCGAGCCATCGGTGGCGGCGGGGTTCCACTTCACCAGCAGGCCGGTGGCGCTGACCTGGCCCAGCGGGGTCTTGGCCGGGAGGTTCTGTCCGCTGGCAATGGTGCCGAGGGTGGTGTGGTACGGGGCGGACCCGGTGACCCAGTTGTCGGTCGGTTGGTTGACGGTGGTCATGCGCTTTTCACTCCCTTCAGGGAGGCCCAGCCGTTGGCGACAGTCTGGGCCCAGTTGTCTTCGGGCTCGCCACCGCCCGTGCTGGCCCCGACGTCGACCTGGCGCTCGGACTGCATGACGCGGTCCAGGGCGGTGCCGGCGTCGGCATGGGCCGACTCGCGCGGGGCGGTGGCGAGCACCTTGGCGGCCTCGTCCACGCTCATGCTGGTGTCGTAGGCCAGGTGCTCGGCCAGGCCTTTGCGGCCTTCGGCTTCGGCGTGGCCGAGGATGCTGCGGATGCGGGTGCGCTCGGCGTCTGCGCCGGCAGCCGGCGCGGCGGCGATGGGTGCGGCCGGGACGGCGTCAGCACCGGCGGCGGGTTGTTCAAGTGCCATGGTTGCTCCTGTCGTGATGACCCTGCCCGGAGTGGACAGATGTTCGGAAAATTCGGCGATGGCCTCGTGCCCATTCACCAGGGCGTCGGCAAAGCCGATGTCGACGGCCGCCTGGCCGCGATAGACCGCTGCCTCGGTAGCCAGTACCGCCTCGACCGACAGCCCGGTATGGCGGGCCACCAGCTCGGCGAAGTGTTGCCGGAGGGCGTGGGTGTCGGCCTGGAAGCGCGCCAGGACCTCGTCCGGCAGGTCTTCGTAGGGGTTGCCCTCGACCTTGTGGGCGCCGGAGTGGATCAGGGTGACCTTGATGCCTTCCTCGGCGAGGGCGTCCTGGTAGCTGGCGTGGGCCATGACCACGCCCACCGAGCCGGAAACGCCGGTCTGGGTGACCAGCCGCCGCTGCGCGCCGCTGGCCAGGGCCATGCCGGCGGAACAGGCCATGTCGTTGCACAGGGCCCAGATCGGCTTGCCGGCCTGGTCGGCCATCTGCCGCAGGCGGTCGACGGTGTCGAAGCACCCGGCCACCTCGCCGCCTGGGGTGTGCAGGTCCATGAGGATGCCCTTGACGTCGGGCTCGGCCAGCATCATGGCGGCACGGTTGATGATGCCGTCATACCCGGTCATGCCCGAGTACGGCTTGAGGTAGCCGTGCTTGTGGACCAGGGTGCCCTTCACGTCGAGCAGGGCCACGCTGTCGACCACCTGGAACAGCGGCTCCTCGATGCCCCAGGCGTTGGTGCGGGTCTTGGTGTAGGTGCGCGCGTCCACGCGCAGCTTGTGGCCGGGCTCGATGGCGCCCTCGGAATCGGCCAGGCTGGTGATGCCGAGCCGGCTGGACAGGGCGCTGAAGAACACCCGGGCATAGCCGGGCTCCAGCAACAGGGGCGTGTTGAGCACCCGGCTGGCGATCTGCGGGTAAAGGTTCATGGGCTGTCCTGATAAGCGAAGGCCCGCGCGGGGCGGGCCTTATTCGGTTGGGGTGGTCTGCTCGGGAGCCAGTTGCTCGGCCTTGAACCAGCTGGGCGGCGGCAGGCCGGCCTCGCGCCGTTCGTTCATCTCGCGCACCTGCTGGGCGAAGGTTTCCTGGTAGTCCTCACCGAGCAGGGCCAGCTCCTTCTCGTAGGTGCTGAGGCCGGACTCGATGCGCAGCACCGCCTCCTTCACTTCCTTGAGGCCGTCGATGGCCAGCCGGCCGGCGCCGATCCAGTCGCAGTTAGTCCAGGCGGCGCGGCCTTCGTAGAAGTCGCGGGTGGCCTTGCGCGGCAGGGTGATCTCGCGGCGCTGCACGGCCTCCTCGAAGGCCAGCACGAACAGGTAGGTGGCGAACCGCGCGGCGATGACCTTGCGCCGCCCCATGTAGTAGCGCCAGCCCTCCATCATCGAGGCGCGGGCGCTGCTGTAGGTGCTCTGCCGGTAGTCCTTGGCGAAGGGCTCATAGGGCACGTTCAGGCCGGCGGCCATCCAGCGCAGGATCGACGACTCCAGGTCGGTGAAGCCGTTGTCGACGTTGCCGCTGGTCTGTAGGTTGAGGCGCTCGCCGGGCCACAGGTGCGGGATCTTCACTCCGTTCAGGCGCAGCTGGCTGCCGCTGTGGAACTGGTTGACGGCCATCATGTAGCCGGCCAGGTTCTTCACGCTGCCCTCGGCGCCGGCACCGATGATGTGCATGGCGGCCTCGGTGCCCAGTTCGCTCTCCAGGGTCGCGGCGTACATGGCGTTGACGATGGCGTTCTGCAGCTTGGTGTGCTGCAGCTTGGGCAGCATGTGGGACTGCTCCAGCACGGTGAGGAACTGGTTGGCGCCGCGCGTCTGCCCGTCCTCCATGGGCTCGAAGATGTGGATGAACTTGGGCCGGCCGTGGGCCGTCTCGCGCTCGACGAAGACCCAGTCCTGCCCCATGCCGCTGCCGAGGCCAAAGCCGATGCCATCGCCGGAGCGCACCCAGCCACCACGTACGGCGCCGTGCTCGTCCAGTTCGATGCCGGCACGCAGCCGGGCGGTGTCGCGCCGGCCCCGGGGGTTGCTGACCCGCTTGGGGCTGATGAGCCGGACGGCAGTGCGCATGCGGGTGCCGGGGCGGTCCAGCCAGAGGCCCTGGGCGCACACCTCGCCGAAGCGGGTGTGGGTGGCGATGGCTTCGCGCACCATCATGGTGGCGGTGCGCTTGCGCTCGACGTCGAGCCAGCAGCCTATGGGGTCTTCGGCGTACTCGGTCCACCAGGCTTCGACGTCCTGCGCGAGGGCGCGGGCGTCGGCGTCGGTGATGCCGAGCCGCTGCCACCGGGGCTTGTAGCTGAGGCGAAACAGGTGCCCGACGATGTTGTCGATGTGCATCTGCACGCCGTTGGCGGCGAAGGCGTTGTTCCGGGTGACGTCTTCGGCCCGGGCGTTGCCCAGGTCCAGCTGCGGCAGTAGCGCCGCATCCAGGGTACGCAGCGGGGGCTGCCAGTTGCCCAGCTGGCCGCCGAAGCCTTCACCGGCGCCCTGCCAGGCGCTGAGCACCTGGCGGGCGGGCTGGCCGTTGGGGTGGAGTATCTGAATCTGGCTCATGCGATTACGCCGGCCGGCCCGCGACGCAGAGGTCGTGCGGTGCCGGTCTCGACCTCCAGTTGGTTGATGTAGCGTTCCAGCTCCGCGCGGTTGCCGGGGGTGAACTCGACCTGGCGGCCGTCCCGCTGGACCCGCACGACGCTGGTTCCGGTGAGCAGTTGGTGCAGGGCGAGGCGGGCCTCGTTGAGCCTGTCTGCGGGTGTCATCAGTGGTCTCCGTTCATCATCCGGGCCAGGTCGGCAAGGTTGGGCGGTGCGCCCCCGTCACTGACGGCCGGCGCCAGGGTGCCGGGCAGCACGTCGTCGTCGGGTTCGGCCTCGGCGAGCAGGTCGGCCTGCATGAGCTGCGCCTCGATGTCGTCCCAGTCGCTGGGCTTCTTCAGGTGCAGCCGCTGGTACCGCGCGAGGTGGATCTGGTACGTCTCGCAGTCCCAGGCCTCGACGGCGGCGCCGGCCTTGCGTTGCCAGACCTTCTTGCCGGCGTGCTTGCGGCTGGGTGCCTTGACCTCGCCGTTGAGCTGCTCGAAGTAGTCGGACCGCACCGTCTTGTAGGTGTGCATGCGCCCGGGGCCGCTGCCCTCCAGCTTGAGCCGTTCGGACAGCAGGTCCTTGGCGCGGTTGACGCCGACCATGTAGACCTGCAGGCCGTACTTGGAGGCCTTGGTGCCGGTGCCGTCCAGGTCGACCTTGCGCGGGGCGGTGAGGATCTCGGCCTCCACGTTGTTGCTGCCCTTGATGGCCAACAGCCGGTTGTTGAGCTGGTTGCGGCGGGTGCGCACGTACTCGTAGACGGCGTCGTTGGTCTGGCCGTCGGAGCTGTCGATGCTGGCGGCGGTGACCCGCATGCGCCAGCCGCGCACGTGGCGGTAGGTGCGGAACAGGTAGAGATCCAACTCCTTCCACACCGGGTCGTCGATGCTGGCGGTACCGGCCTTGGCGGCGATCTCGGTCCAGAGAACCAGCCAGCTTTCTTCACCACGCCCGAAGGCGCGCAGGATCAGCGCAAGGCGGTCGTGCTGGACGTCGACGGTGAGCTGCAGCACCAGGCCGCCGGCCGGCACGACCATCTCGTCGTACTCCTCGGCGCGGGTGGCCAGCTTATCGGCATCGGGCATGTCCGACTTGTAGGCGTAGGGCCGGCCCTCCTTCTGGTTGACGAACTTGATCAGCTGTTTCAGGTCGCCCGACTCGGCCAGCTTCTCGGCGGCCAGGCGCTCGCGCACCAGTCCGGCCATGGTGGTGCCGGGCAGGCAGGCGTACAGCTCGTTCAGCTCCTTGAAACCGGCCTTGCCGTAGAACGGCGCCGTGGGTACCCAGCCACCCATCCGGTCGCCCCGCTCCAGGGCGCCGTACACGGTGTTGCGGATGTTCTCTTGCCGCTGGTAGTCGTCCCAGGTGCTGCCACAGTGCGGGCAGGCGTAGTAGGCGGTCTCCGGCAGGGCGTAGCCATACACCTCGTGAGGCTGGGCGCCATCGGCCGGGTCGGCGCTGTAGTAGTGCAGGTGCTCGAAGTCGAGCACGTGGGACTCGCCGCAGTCATGGCAGACCACCGGCAGCACGCGCTGGTCGGTCTGCCCGAGGCGCTGCTCGGTCTTCGAGATGCCCTTGAGCGAGGGCGTGCCGCCCACAAGGATCTTGGAGCCGGGGTAGCGCTTGACCCGCTCCTCCAGCAGGCCGATGGCGTCCCCCTGCCCCTTCACGTCGTCGCTGGTGTCGTCGGGCTCCTCCACCACGGCCAGGCCGACGCTGGAGGTCGACTTCACGTTGCCGGGGGAGTTGGAGGCAACCAGCTTGAGGAAGCCGCCGGGGAAGGACTTGTGGTTCCAGCGGTTGCCGGACTTCTTCGCCGTGGTGACGTCCATCCGCTGCGCCACCGGTGGGTTGGCCTTGGTGGCCGGGACGAGCTTCTCGTCGTGGAAGCTCTTCCCGTCGCCCTCCTTGGCGAACAGCACCATGATGGGCATCGGGCGCCCGGTGATCAGCTTGAACATGTAGCCGATCAGGAAGTACGTCCACCCGATCTGCGCGGCCTTCATCAGGTCGACTTCCTTCACCTCGGGATCGTCCAGGGCCAGCGCAACGCCGATGAAGTACGGCGTGTAGTAGAACTGGTAGAGGCCGTGCAGCACGCCCGCCTCCTCGGGCAGGTTGTACTCCCGCTCCAGGTACTCAGTCGTCGGGATCAGTTTCGGGGGATTGAATTGCTGCGCCGCGTCCAGCAATGCGTTGGCCAAGACGATCCGCATGGCCGCCAATTCGGCTGACTGTAGCTCCAACAATGCGGTTGACTCCGTCGCGGTCGACGCTGATCTTGTGCGCCGCCTCCAGCTGGTGGATCACCTTCTCGACGCCGCCCAGGTATTCCCGGTTGGCAAAGGCGCACCAGTCGCGCAACGCAAGCGCGGCATCAGCCGCCGGAACCAGCGTTCCCAGTTTCTCGTGGTAGGCCAGGCGCCCGTTGGCGGCCTTGACCGTGGATTCTTCGATGCGCGCGTTGTTCAGGGCCTCGACCTGGCTGCCCCCGCGCCCCGCCGCCTTCTCCCGCAGGTCGCGGATGTAGGCGATGCGGATCTCGTCGAGCGAGGCGGTCGTCCAGTCCAGGTCTAGCCCCTTGAGCACGTCGCGGCAGTTGCGCTCGCTCATGTCGAGGTGCAACGCGATGTCACGTTGGGTGGGCATGTGAAAACCTCTGGAAGGCCCGGCGCAGAGCACCGGAAGCGGAACCCCCTATAGGCCCGCCAATCTGTGAACAGAACGCGGTCTACGCGCCCGTACGGGGAAAAAGCCTGGGAAGGACCCGTGTTTCCACCCCCCTAGGGGGGGCAGGTCGCCCGCCGGGGCGGCCGAGCCGCGATGGCTATAGCCTTCACCCTTCACCCTTCACCGCCCCGCGCAGCTCGCGGATCAGCTCCAGCAGGGAGCGCCCCTTGCTCGCCTCGGTGTAGGCGAACCAGCCTCGCACCGAGACCCAGGCGGGCAGGCCGCACACGAACACCACCGCGCCCAGGCCGAGCAGGCCAATGTCGTCGTTGATCCAGTGGCCGATATCCAGCCAGCGGATCACGAACGCGCCGCCCAGCAGGCTGGCCACCACGGTGCTGATCAGCGCCACGGTGAACTCGCGTGCCGTGCGCGGCAGGGTCATGGCCATCACCACTACGGCGACGGCCACGGTAGCGAACGCCCCGAGGGCGCCCAGCTTGTACAGGGCCAGGCCGCCAACAGCTGTGGTAGCTGGCTCCGTCATGATTGCCTTCCTCATCGCTCTGCCCTCGTCGGGCCAAAAGAAAACCCCGCCGAGGCGGGGTACGGGTGACCCATCTCAGGGGCCGGCACCGCCTGGCGGTGCGAGAAATAAAAAACCCGGCACATCGGCCGGGTTTGGTGTGTTGGTGCTGGGTGCACCTCTTCGAAGATGCGTGATTTATACCCCTCCAATCTCATGGCAGCAACGCAAAGGCGCTGCCACCACACCATCAACGGAAACGCACCGGTAATCAGCGGCGATATAACACCACTGGCTACAGCGCCGCAGGCCCGCCGACCTGGCGCCCCACACCGAAAGCAGCAGGCAAGACGCACAAACACCAGCAGCATCAATGCCCTTCCCTACCGTCCTACCTTGATATTCCTTTCTCACGTAAAGGAAGGGATATAAATACGCTGCGCGTGACGCGCGCGCGTACCCCCGCCTGCGCACCTCACGTGCGGGCGTCATGAAAAGGCGGGGTAGTAGGACGACGCCAGATATGGCGCCGCTTTCAGGCGTCCCCCCAGCAAAAAAGCAGGGAAGACCATGCGAGGCGAAGCGCGAAATCACGCTACGCGCTCCAGCAGCATACCGGCAATCGACACATGCGCGTCATCGAGCCGCCGATAAAACTGCGCCCGACTGCAGCCACACGCCTCCCACTTCAGGTACTCCGGCTTGTTCCGATACACGTAGTGCTCACGCACCACCCGCGCGAGATCCGGCGCGAGGTGCTTATTCACGATCAGCTCGATGTCCGCACTCCAGGGCAGCAGCATCCGCGACTGCCTGGCCGAGCAGCGAATCACCTCCCCTCGGCAGTCCATCAACCGGCCCAGCACGCTGCCGGTGCCCACCTCGGCCCCTTCCGGGCTGTGCATGTCCCTCGCCCAGAGCTGCAGCATCTCATCCATTTCCGGGATCAAAACGCGCTCTCCTTCTTCAGCGGCATGGGTTGCTGCCCGCGCTTCCAGTCGTTGGGCTTCTGGTACTCATAACCACGCACACCGCCCGGCCCCGAGCCCTTGCGGCGCCGCGGCCACTTCAGCCGATGCATGATCTTCCCGACCCGCATCTGCTCCGGCTTGCCCCAGTGACTGGGGTCGATGTTCAAAGCCTTCTCCAGGATGTGCGCACCCGTCACCGCGTCGCCGATGTGCTGGTGCATCAGGTAATGGATGATCGGCTCCTCCCACATGTCGGCCTGGTAGCGCTTGTCCTGCTCGGCTGCAAACAGCTCCGCCTCGTCACGCTCCACCCACCACACATCGCCCGCGCGATAGGCTGCCACGGCCTCGGCCCACAGCTGCTCACGGCTGGCCCGCAGCCCCTCGATGTCCACGCGGGTGCAGGTCACCGGCCAATAGCGGCGGTTGCCCGTATCGTCCTTCAGGTACTCGTCCTGGTTGGTGGTGCCCACGAACACGCACTGCCGGGGCACATCCAGCACACGGCGGCCGTAGCTCTCGCGGTAGGTGTCCACCGAGGCGCTGAAGAACTGTTTCGCCCGGGTGCTCTCCGCTTTGTTGAAGGCATCCAGCTCGCCCAACTCGACGATCCACTTACCCCGGATCGCCTGATAGCCGTCCTTGTCGCCCAGGTTGAACGGCGTATCCATGAACCACTCGCCGCCCAGCACCGCCATCGAGGTCGACTTGCCCGCCCCCTGCAGCCCCTCAAGGATCAACACCGAGTCCGCCTTGCAGCCGGGCGAGAACACCCGCGCAACGGCCGACACCATCCAGCGCTTCCCTACCCGCCGCGCATACTCGCTGTCCGCCACCCCCAGGTGGTTCTGCAGCCACTGCTCCAGGCGTGGGGTCCCGTCCCAGGCCAGCCCGTCGAGGAACTGCCGCACCGGGTGGAAGGCATTGTCATGGGCCACCGCGTTCACAGCCTCCAGCACCGTCGCGGACTTCACGCACAACCCGTACACATCCGCCAGCCAGAGCGTCACGCGCACGTCGTCCAGGTCGGACCAATCCCCCGGCGCGCCACCATAGGGCGGCGTCTTCAGCTTGCGGATCTTCGAGCTGAAGGAGTCATAGGCGATCACCCCCTTCCAGCGCCGGTCATTCCCTAGGATCAGCGCCACATTGAACGCATGGGCCACCATCCCGCCCTTCGCCGTGTACAGTAGCTGCTCCCGCCACGGCTCGTCCGCGGCCGGCTTCACCGCCGCCATCACCTGGCGGCGCACCGTCTCCAGCCCCTCCGCACAGTGCAGGTCGTTGAAGTCCGTCCAACGCTCCTCACGGTCGTTGTCGAATACCGGCAGCACCACCTGCCCACCGGTCACCGTCGCCGCGTTCTCCGCGCGGATACGCCCCGTGTTGTAGGGCTTGCCGTTGATCACCGTCTTCCAGTCATCGTCCGCGCAGAACAGCAACTGCCGGCCCGGGTAGCGCTCGCGCAACGCCTTGCCCACCGGCAGCAGGTTGCCTGCATCGAAGCACACCACCGTCGGCAGATTGGTCGCCATGTGCAGGCTCGCGCCGGTCGCGTAGCCCTCGCACACCAGCACCACATCACCCGGCTCCGGGTCGGGGCCGATGATGTGGGCCGCGCCCTCCTTCTCCAGCCCGTAAGGCCAGTAGGACTTGTCCCGGCCGGTATCCGCCTGCACCTGCGGATACAGCACCTGCAGGCCGCTCAACTGGCCGTCCTTCACCCGCCGCATCGGCACCAGGGCGGCGCCCGACTTCTTCGAGTAGCGCAGCCCGAAGGCCACCACCCGCTTGCGCTCCACGTACAGAGAAGTCCCCTTCTCCGGCAGCTTCTTCCACATCGCCGCCGCGCGCCGGGCAGCCGTGCGGTGCTTGCGGGCCTCGGCCTCGGCGGCCTTGCGCTGGCCCTCCTCCGCCCGCTTCTTCATCACCTCCCGGTCCTCCGCCGAGAGTCGGCCACCCTTGGGCTTGATGCGCTGCCAACTGCCCTTCTCGCCCTGGCGCCAATCACCGTAAGCGCCGCAGTAGATCGTCCGGTGGTCGCTGGTCAGGTGCTCGTAGATCACGTACCAGCCCGTCCGCTCCGGCGCCTTGTCGTTCTCCGCCTCGCAGCGCACCCGCTTGCCCACCACCAGCGGCGTAGCAGGCCGCAGTCCGTAGTCCTGCAGTTGCTTGAGCACGTCATCCAGCAGATCGAAGTCAGCCATAGAGCACCGCCCTCCGGTGGTCGTTGATTTCCTGGCAGCCAATGCACAGCGTGCACCCCTGCCCCTTCAGCGCCTCACGCCGGGCCTGCGGAATCTCCTCCCCGCAGTCCTCGCACGTCTCCAGGCACTCGGCCTCGGCACGGCTCAACAGGCTTCGCTGGAAAGCCTCCATGGACAGCTCGTGCTGCTCATCAGCACGGTCGGCAAGGTCAGCCATGGTCGACGCCCTCCCGATGCTTCTTGCGCACCGCCGCGCCCAGGCGGAACACCGCCTGCACCAGGCGCTCGGCCAGCAGCTCGAACTCGGCCAGCTCATAGGCGTCGAGCCTGTCGTCATCCAGGCTCTTGCTCAGGTGCTGGGTCAGCTCGCCTTCCTGGGTCAGCATCTCGCTGATCCCCTGCAGCAGCGCGCGGGGCGAATCGGTCTCGCGGAGGTCGGACACGTCGATGCCCACATAGCCGATGGGGTGCAGGATGGCGTCCACGATGCGCCGGTCCCGCGTCAGGTCCAGGATCATCTCCAGGTCGCGGATGCTCGGCGTGTGGGTGGTGTTGGTGAGGGACAGCTTGTGGTTCAGCGTCGTCGGGTTGGCACCGTCGACAGCCGCAATGGCGGTCGCACCGCCGGGGTAATCATGGGCGGCACGGTTGAGTGCCTGGGGCAGCGTCAGCAACGTGCGGCGAGCACGCTCCATGCTGCCAAACCGGTTTCGGGTCATGGCAATTCGCTCGAAAGACTGCCAGTGACCGACGTGCCCCCGCTTGCTACAGTTGCGCCGTGGTCACTTGCAAGGTGGTCCACAGGCAGACGGCGACTCTGTGGTAGGACTAGCCGTCTGCCCCCAAGGGCGAGGCCCGCGCTCCGCGCAGACCCCGCCCAACAGCCCGCCACCGTTGGCGCGGTGGTGGGCAACACCAGGCATCCGTGCCTGGGCTCGGTCCACGTCTTGGCGGACGTAGGCCGGGGGAATCGAGGCGCCTCAGGGCGCCTTTTTTCTAGGCCGCTTCAGAAAGCCTGTCCGGGGTCGGAAAGACATCCGGCAGGTCGGGGCGAAGCTCATGCGGAAGGACTTGATTTCCAACCGCCTTGCAAACTGCAGGCACTCGCTCCGCCGGGACCTTGCCAGCGCGAATCCACTTCCAGACGTAAGACTGCTTGATGGTTCCGCCCAAACGGCGGGCAAGCTCGGACTGGTTGTTGTCACAGAGCTGAAGAACCCGAGTCAGGGCTTCAGCTGAAGGGCGGGAGGGGTCCATGTGTGTTCCTCGGTGTTCTTGAAATCCGGCGCCACACTACAACCAAAGCTATATGAACGTCAACGCTTTGGCTTTTTGCTCACCTACAACCAAAGTTATAGCCTTGCAGCATGACCAAAGCCCCCGACACCACCACCCTCCAGGACCGCCTCAAGCACGCCATGAACGATGCCCGCATGACGCAGGAATCGCTCGCGGAAGCTGCAGGCGTGTCGCAGAACACCATTCACAAGCTCGTTACGGGCAAGTCGAGCAGCAGCCGGAAGCTCGTCGAGATCGCCCGTGCACTACGTGTCAGCCCAACCTGGCTGGCTACGGGTGAGCAGGATGGGGAGCCCGTCCCTCGTGATGGCGCCCCCCTTATCCTAGAGCCGCTGCTGCCCTGGGATGACTCAACCCCAGTCGACGAAGACGAGGTGGAATTGCCGCTCTACAAGGAAGTCGAGATATCAGCCGGGAACGGCCGCACCGCCGTTCGCCACGTCGCGGGCCGCAAGCTCCGCTTCTCCTATGCGACGCTGCGCGCATCGGGCGTAGACCCCTCCTCCGCGATCTGCGCGCCGGTCAAGGGAAACAGCATGGAGCCGCTGATCATGGATGGCTCCACCATTGGCGTGGACCGCGCCACCACGAACGTCGTCGACGGCGAGATCTATGCCCTTGAGCACGACGGAATGCTGCGAGTGAAATTCCTCTACCGCCTACCCGGCGGCGGGCTTCGCCTTCGCAGCTTCAACCGCGAGGAATACCCGGACGAGGAATACTCCGTAGAGGAAATGCAGGCACGGAACATTCAGATCATCGGCTGGGTGTTCTGGTGGTCGACAGTCAGACACCGGAAAGCCCCTCGACTGGTCCGCTGAAAACGAGCCCCGCAGAGCGGGGCTTTTTATTGCCTTCGCGATTTCACACAGACAAATTACAACCTTAGCTATTGAATCAATTTAACAACCAAAGCTATATTGCCAGCGTCTTTCTACCACAGAGACGAGGCAACCTATGCAACACGCAACCACCTTGCACGCCCACCCGGCCTGCGACGAGTTCCGCGTCTATGAGCTTCGCCGCGCTGCTCGCATCGCCGGTATCCGCTACATCCCCGCCAAGCCGCGCCTGATCAAGCCGGCGCCGAACCCCACTGGCCCCTGGGGAGGTTCGGCAGCATGAAACCCACCACCGAAGAACTCGCACTGCAGCTGCTCGCCACCTGCATGATGATCAATGCCCAGGGCATCTACCTAGCCACGCTCGACTACACCGGACACAACGTCTGGGTCTCGGTCGAACCCCGTGCGGGCCTCGACGAGGATGACGACGCACACCGCTACTCGGCAGCCCTGAACGCCTCCGATGCACCGGACTTCGACCACGCCCCCGTCGAGGGGCTTGGCACCCTGACCGGCATGCTCAGCCACCTGCAGGACTACCTGCAGAAGGAGGCGACTCCATGCGCTGCCTGACCCTCAGCACCTCGGCCGTTCTGCTGCTGCGCCAACAGCTGCGACTGTCCGGCGTGTTCAACCACAGCCTCCAAGCGCCCAACCGCGCCACCGTCCACGCCCAGGTCCGCATCGAGCAGGCCGGCGAACAGGTGCAGGTCACCGCCCGCGTGGCCGGCACCTGCAGCACCCTCACGCTGGACCGGCAGCACGCCCGCAACGCCCACACCGTTGCCCGCCTGCTGGAGAACGCCGCCAATGGCTGCCCGCTCGCCGGCCAGCCCGACGCGACTGAGGCCGACCTGTGCAGCCACGTCGAGCACACCCTGCGCCAGGCCGTGCGGCGTCGCGTGGGCGTGTACGTGCTGGACCTGGACGGCGCCGAGGTCAGCCTGACCCTGAGCCCCACCCACGCCGGCACCCGCGCCGCCCTGCACCTGGCCGGTACCGTGGCGCACCTGCCGGTGCCCGAAGACGCCGGCAGCGCCTATGCCCTGCTCCGCCAGCGCGTGCAGCAGCTCGCCCACGACTACCACACCGCCCAGGCGGCCTAGGGGGCAGCAATGGCACGCAGCTACGACCTGAAGGAAGCAGCCGAGCATCTGGGACTGACCCGCCCCAAGCTCCTCGCCGCCCTGCGCGAGCGCGACCTGCTGGGGGCGGATCGCCTGCCCCGGCACCCGGCCCGGGACGCGCTCTACCTCATCACCCGCGAGGGCAGTTGGTACCACCCGCGCTTCGGCCAGCAGTACAGCCGCTCCACCCGAGTCACCGAGGCGGGCCTGCGCTGGCTGGAACAGAAGCTGGAGATCCAGCGCCCACTCCCCGAACCCAAGGCAGACCCGCGCGATGTCGCATAGCCACCCACCGCGCCCCCGCCAGTTCGCCCAGCAGATCGCCAACCTCCCCACCAAGGAGGAGCGCCGCCGGGCACTGGAGGAAGTGCCGGAGCACCTGCGCGACATGGTGCGCACCCACGTCGAACTCACCTGGGAACGAAAACATGGACCACAAACTGATTAAGGCCCTGCTCACCGAGCTGCTGCAGCTCCCCGAGCCGCGTTGCACGCCGGAGAAGCTGCTCTCCAACCTGACCCTGGCCGCCACTGCAGCCGGCGTCTCCCTCACCAGCGCCGCCGCGCCCCTGCAGGTCGAGCACCTGCAGCTCGCCGCCGCCCTGGAGCGCCTGGCCACCGAGCTGGGCGCCCCGTACCGGGGCCGCGCCATGCTGCGCCTGGGGGCCGGACTGGAAGGGGTCGAGCTGGGCGCCGTCATCGAGCCCAACGAAAGCAGCTCCTCCCTGCCCCGCTTCGTGGCCTTCGGCTCCACCGCGCGGGAGGCCCTGGGCGGTATCCAGCGGGAGATCCGCGCCAACACCCCCACGCACAAGCCAGCCACGGGCAAGCGCAAGGCCGGCGTGCTCAGCCTCAAGCGCCTCGCTGAGCAGACCGCAGGGCGCGCCGCATGAGCCAGCCAGCCCAACGCGAGCTGCGCCTGCCCCCCGCGCCTCGCCAGCAAACCGTCGAGCTGCTGTATCGCACCCTCGGCGACGTGCTGGTCCCGGTCGAGCAGGTCCGCGCGCGCTACTTCCGCAACCTCAACGACGACAATTTCACCCGCGCCCTCAACGCCGGCCGGGTGCCGCTCCCGGTCACGGTGCTGGACACCAGCGCCAAGGCCCCGAAGTTCGTGGACATCCGGCACCTGGCCATCTTCATCGACGCCCGCAGCGAGGCCGCCGACGCCACCCTGATCGACACCGTAGCTAACCAGCCGTAACCGCAGCCGCTGCGCCAACAGCGGCACCGACTACCACGGGAGACCACCCATGACGACCACCTTGCAGATCCTCGCCGGCATCGCCCTCACCCTCGGCCTGTTGTTCACCTTCTACGCCGGCTACCGCGCCGGCATGACCGATGGCGAGCAGTCCGCCCGGGCCGAGGCAGAGGAACAGGCCCAAGCCTCCCAGGCGTACGCCCAGCACAACGCCGAAGACGCGCAGGCGCACACCGAACGGGCCGAGCATTACCTGCGCCTGGTCAACGAGACCGACCGCGACACCCTCAACCGGGCCGCCTCGGCGCTGCACCTCGCAGCCAGCACCTTCAACGGCCTGGGCGCAGACGACAAAGCCAGCGACGCCCACCGGCTCGCCTGCCAACTGGAGCAGATCGCCACCCGCCCCGTCGGCCAGCACCCCGACGCCATGCGCATCAACTTCCTGGAAACGACACACACCGGCCGTGACTTCGACGACGTGGCTCTCTACCTCCCGGTCGGCCCGGACTACACCGGCGGCGCCACCCTGCGCGCAGTCATCGACCACGCCATGGACCTGCAGGCCAAGGAGGTGCGTGATGCGGCATAACTTCCCCCTGCTGCGCCTGGACCCGGTCGCCGCCGGCCGCCTCCAGCGCGACCACGACCGCGCCGTCAGAAAGCTGGCCGCAGCCGAACGCCTCAACGCCGCCCTGCAGGCACGCCTGCGCGCCGACCTGGGCACAGAAGCGCTCTGGCAGATCCAGCGGGAGATTCGTGAGCAGTTGCTGCTCGAAGACTTGTTGAAGGAGCGCGCCGCATGAGCCACCTCGACCGGCTTGCCCGCAGGGCGCTGTGCCTTCACTTAGAAGGCGCAGCCGCACCCCTCGCCACCCACCGCACCCAAGCCCCGGCCGCGCGAAAGCGCGGCGGCGGCCCCGCTCATATCTGCTCGGTGAACGCCATGCATCACGGCCGCCAACCGCTGCCCGAGGGTGGCGAGATAAAGAGCCTCTGCCGCGCAGCGGCAGGCATTATCCACACCCTTTCCGCCAACACCGAAGCCCGCATATACCCCACGGACCGCGTGCGCGGGGCGCAGAAAATGGAACCCCGCTCCGCTAACCACCCCTCCCCCGCCGCGCAGCCTGTTAAGGGGTATAAGCGCCCCCAGCTGCCCAAAAAAGACCGCACCTTCCCGTCCCGTCGCACCCTGGAAACGCTCGCGCGGGCCTTCTACGGGCTCCAGCCGAGCGACGACAGCCAGGCACGATACTCGGCCGCCCACTGCCGCCGCCTGCGCCTGCTGGACCCGCTCAACGCCCTAACCGACCTGGGCCTGCAGGTGCTCTGCACGCACGCGAACGAGCCACGCCAT